TTCTGCCGACAATACTTGGCTGGAGACGGCCCGGAAAGATAGGTAGCGCCAACACTCCTCCTTAGCTCAGTCGGTAGAGCACGCGGCTGTTAACCGCGGTGTCGTTGGTTCGAGTCCAACAGGGGGAGCCAAGAGTGCCGCCACTCTGGTGGCGGCACTCTTTCTTTTTCAAAAATCAGGGATAGACAATCACTTGGGCCTTTAGCTCAGTTGGTTAGAGCGGCCGGCTCATAACCGGTTGGTCCTGGGTTCGAGTCCCCGAAGGCCCACCACATAGGGGTATAGCTCAGTTGGTAGAGCAGCGGTCTCCAAAACCGCGTGTCGAGAGTTCGAGTCTTTCTGCCCCTGCCATAAAAAATACTTTACAAGTCCGCTTGTAAATGTTATAATAAATTTGTTCTTTGATTAGAACGCCTTAGTAAATGGCCAGGTAGTTCAGCTGGTTAGAACGCCGGCCTGTCACGCCGGAGGTCGAGGGTTCGAACCCCTTCCTGGTCGCCATTTGCTGCTGTAGCTCAGTAGGTAGAGCGCATCCTTGGTAAGGATGAGGTCGGCAGTTCGAATCTGCCCAGCAGCTCCACAGAAAAACCTTGAAACCGCAACGGTTTTGAGGTTTTTTCTTTTTCGCGTGTGTGGTGAGCAAATGACAGAAACCGCAACAAAAACCGCAACGGGGCATAAAAAGAACGCCGGGAGGATCCCCGGCGTTGCTCTTTAATTGTTCCCGCCCTCCTTTGCTATAGCACACCTCTTTCTTTTAATTTTGAAGATACTTCTGCGCAATCCGCAGGGGTTAACTTGTCGATCATTTCAAGGATTTGTTCGCGCAAATTTTCAAGCTCAATGTCCTGAAACTCGATATTCATCTTGTTTTCCTTTCAGTTGCTAATCTCTCCATTATTCCCCAAATGCTCACAGCTTCCCATTTCACGCTTTCCAGCTCTACCTTGTTCCAGATGGTTGATAAAGTCGAGTAAAAGCATTTTCTGTTCAAGTGACATTGTTAGAACGACGGCTTCAACGTCGTTTCGCATTTTTTCGATTTCTGCTGCTGTCATCGCTTTTCCTCCTTGCTTAAACGCTCACGGGCGAGCATTACGCATTCTTCCGGGGTTTTTGTTTCATCCTCCAGTTGAATATTGAATGCTTCAACGACGATCCCGATTTGTTCATCGTTCATTTTCAAGATGATGCGAATGGCCTCCTGCAACTCGCTCTTCATTTTCTTGCTGGGCATTGTAAATTTCCTCCTTGCTTTCTTGGCAGGAGGTCGGTATAATACCGATACCGGCCTCCCTGTGGTGGTTGGTGGTGGCTCCGTGTCTTGCTTTGGTCGGCTGGGACATGGAGCCTTTCTCATGCGATGCTATCTTGATTTTCCGTAGCAGCGGAATGAGAATCAAGCGATTGTTGATCGTTTAATTGCTGACTTAGTAAAGTATCAATCATGCTCAAGACTTCCTGTTTTTGCGCATCATTGAGCGTTTTATAAAGTTCTGCTGCTAGCTGGGTTTGTGCATCCATGTTGCGGCCTCCTTGTAATCCTTCCGTGGTGGTTGGTAGTGTTTTCATGCCACGCAGAACCGGCGGGCGGTGGTGGTCTTGGTGAACTGCTGCGCGAGGTCAGGCAGCGCCTTTTTCAGCGCGGCGGTGTCGATGCGGGAAGAGGTGACAGACTTCCAAGTGATTTTGTACTCGCCTGCATGGACTTCCTCGGCATCGCCCATAGCGGCCTTGATCGCGTCCTTGAGGGCTTCGGCTTCTGCCGCTGCCTCTTCGATGAGAGATTGCAGCTCCCGCAGTTCGCGGGCTTTGCGTTCCATTTCGTTAATGCTCATTGTGTTGTCCTCCTGTCGATTTGTTGGGGCGGCAATCTCCTGAGGCTCTATCCCTTTGGGAGTTTCTATCAATCTCTTCTGATCGTCAGTTGTGAAGCATTGTTTTGCTTCCCCCTTGCTGTGATTATATGATACTACTTATTAAGTAGTTTGTCTATTGACGAATTATCTAATTATTAAGTAGAATATTTGCACATAAATCTACTTGATAAGTATATGCGTTCTGTGCTATAATGCGGATAGTGGAAAAGGAGGTGTTTTTAATGGCAGTATCGGAGGCTCAGAAAAAGAGCGCGCAAAAATGGGACGCTGCAAACCTTGACCGCGTATCTATTGCTATGCCAAAGGGCATGAAGGACATGGTAAAGGCCGCCGCTGCCGTTGCCGGTGAAAGCATGAATCAGTATATCATCGGTGCAACGGAACAACGGATAAACGGCTTGCAGCAGCCCGCAGGAGCGCCGCAAGGCATGGGGGCTATCATTACCCCTGCCGCGCTTAAAGTAGCGCAGAGAGCCGGGGAGACGGTTCCCGCGTTCGTCTCTCGCGCGGTTGATATTCAAGCGAAGCGGGACAAGATCATGCAAGGGCTAAAAACAAAGCAGGAAGAGGGGGAATAATCCCCCTCTTTTCTTATTTGCTGGCTCTCTACGGGCTATTACTCATTTTTGAGTAATAGGAGGGTTTATATTGCCAAAAGGCAAAACGCCGTAGAGCGGCGTTAGAACGCGAAAGCGGGGGCTGTTGCCCCCGCTCTCTATCTATCAGTTGTAATGGCACTAACACACTCTACACGCTACAGTACCTCGCAGCACTGCCTGCCGCTGTACTTCGGGCAGGGCTTCGCAATGGAACAAAGGATAGGCAATCCCGCCGCCCTTTACTCCGCCGTCTGCAGCTCCACAAGCTGATGAATCACTCGTTCCAGGCGTTCAAGAACGATGTCATAGCCAAAGTGAAACATTGCTTTCCCCCCTTCCTCAGTACAGCAGCACGGGCTTACCCGCCGCGCGCGTCATGTTATTGATATTGGGAACGACCACACGGGCAAGCGTTTTGCCGTCCACCACAAGATTGACATTGATCGGCTCGCGGTCGCCCTGCGCAAGTGCCTCCATAACGGCCTGCTTGATGGTCGAAAGCGGCGCTTCTACGTTCGTTCCGCTCTTCTGGTCGCCAAGCACGGCGAGAAACTTTCGGTTCGGCGGGATGACCGCACCGCTGGCAAGCGCCGGGATCTCGTTATACACAGGCGCGGCGCTGTTCAAGCTCTGTGCGGCTACTCCGCGGGTCGATCTGCTCGCCGATACGCGCGTACCGGTAAAACCGGACGTTGCTTTTCTGACTTTGGAATCGTCCACACTATCAACGAAGAATTTGAGCGCAAGGCCGATCGCCGCCGAGATGATGAACGCCGTACCCGCGCTGACGATGCCGAGCGCGGCAAGACCGACGCCGAGAACACCGGCCAACAGGCCGAGCAGAACACTTCGGCCAATGCTGACAAGCCGCTGCGTTCCCTTCTTCGGGTCTTTTCGGACGCTGTAGATGCTCAGCCCCAGCAGAATACCGAGGCCCATGCCGACAACTGTACCGATACCCGGAGACACGATAGAGCCGATGATCGCACCGAGCAGCGCACAGAGAACGACGATAAGTTCGGAAAGGAGCTGTCTCTTGCCGCCGTGCTCCTTGTCATCCTCGGCAAAGCCGGAGATATACAGGCCGAGGATCGCGCCAAGACTAAGTCCAATCACACTGCCGATGAAGCCGCCGAATACACCGCCGAGCAGCGCGCCAAGTAAGGCCGTTACGACGGCGATCATGGCGGTTTCTCCGTCTATGGTCTGCTTCCATGTTTCGGGGTCAAGGCCCACAAGGTACAGCCCCAGCAACACACCGAGGGATAAGCCGATGACGCCGCCTGTGATGCCGCCGAACGCCGCGCCGAGCGTTGCACCGAGCAGCGCCGTTAAAACGGTCAGCCATGTTGCCTTGCTCTTGGGGATAACTTTCTTGTCAAAGCTCCATTTTAGGTCATCCACGACGATCTCAAGCCCTGCGCGGATGGTCTTGAAAATGTCGTTGATCTTTGTAAATACCTTATCGAGCTTTTCCATCATGGGACCGTCATCAAAGTCAAAGTCCGGCGCGATCGCCGCTGTGCCGCCACCACCGGCAGCGGTATTCGTCGTGCCGAGCTTGTTGATCTCATCGAACGCCGCGAGCGCATCTGTCGCTTCCTTCGCGGCCTTGCCGGTCGCATCGAGGGCGGCAGCTTCCTTGTAAAGATTTTTGCCGGATATCTCCATGCTTTTCTTCGATTTGCCGCTCAGGATCGAAAAGATGGTCAATATCTCCGACACGATGGCCGAGAGAAGATTCATCAGCCACGTCAGCGCCGGGATCAGCACATCCATCAGCGGCGCAGCTAATGTCAGCAGCGCACCTTTCAGCCGAGCAAAGGCGGCAGACGCTTCCGCGCTGCTCTCAATGGATGCCTTGATTTGCTTGCGCAAGGCAGCAAGCGCCGCTGTGATAACCGAAAAGACAAGCATACTGCGCGCAAGGCTCTTGACCTGCTCGCCAAAGCGGTCTGCAAGCTTTCCTGCTTTGGCAAACGCAGATGCTTCCTTTTCTCGCTCCTTGCGTTCCTGCTCCGCGTTTGCAATCATCTCACCGGCTGCCAGCTTTGCTTTATCCAACTGCGTGGTCAGGTTTTCCACCGCAGCAGTCGTCTTGTCGTAATCGGCAGAAAGCGTTTTTACTTCCTTCTGCTGCGCCTGCAAAAGCGTTTCCTGTTCCTTGAGTTCTGCCTCAGCAGCAGTGCGGCGGGCAATGACGGCCTGATACTCACTTGAGGAATATCCCTGCTTCTGGATCCACTCTCGGTCATTCAGGCGTTCAACCTCCTGCCGCAGTTTCTTCACACGCTCTTCCGTTGCTTTTGCCGCCTGTGACGCTGCGTCGAGCTGCTTTTCGAGCTTCAGCTTGCTACCCGTTTCCCTTTCGAGCTTGTCATTCAGCTCATAAATCTGGTCGCGCAGCTTAGAGAGCTTCTTTTGTGCTCTGGTTGAATCCATATCGACGGAGAAAATCACACTTCCATCCGCTTTTGCCATTGAATCACTCCTTTTTTCCCATCCATGCACGGATGGTCTCATCATCTGTCTTGCTCAATTTTTCTTTGAGCATCACAAGATCCGCATTGCGGCGGCTCCATTCGCGTTCGTCCTTATCGAGCGCCTTGCCGCGTGCCTTTTTATCCCGGATGCGCACGACCTGTGCAAAGGTACAGTCGCCAAGATCGTTATAGGCCCCGAGGAACGTCCACCAATGGACGCCCCCGGTATTCGTCTCGATATCGTAAGGCACTTCGCGGATATCCCGCCCGAATATCCGGTTGATGGGCGGGACGATCAACGGATAGTCCCGTTCCCAATCAACCAACCTCGGCTGTTTCTTCCCGTTCTGCTGCTCCTGTCCACCGTTCTGAAACCACGTAAAGCGGTCTACGGCTTCCTGTAGATGCTGCGGCGGGATGCTCTCAGGCGCAACATAGAACATTGCAAGAATGCCCTCTGCGCGGTCTGCGCCGTCTAAATCGGGGTCGTTCAGCATCACGAAGATGTCGAGGATCACGCGAAAGTCCGTGCGAATCTCGTAGCTCTCTCCGCCGATCTCGACAGAGGTAGGCAATCCCCAATTCATCGGCGGTATTTCGCTGTGTACTTCTGAATGCGCGGATTCGTGGCTTTCTGCTCACGAGCAAAGGCGCTGTCCGTCTCGTCCATCAGCGCAAGCATGAAATTGCACCACGCGTGCAGGCCGTTCGCCAGCGCGTACAGATTCATGCTGCCGAAAATGTCATCGCACACAGGCGTTTCAAAGAGGCCATCAATGATCTCGCGCATCTCTTTGTCGCGGCGGTCGGCGATATTGAAAATCTCCACGCGGTCGCCGCACTTTCGCACCTCGTCGGCGTATTGCTCTTGCTTTTTGTCGATCGTGTTGAACGCGTTATAAAGTTTCTGGATGAATGCGCCGTCGGTCGGATTGAAGCGAATCGTCACATCACCCTTGACGCCGTGCACGGTGTACTCCTTAACGCCGGAATCAAAATTCAGTTCCATGTACTTTTCCCCCCTTAATATTCATAAGAACAGCTTACGGGAACGCCAATGTTGTCAACGAACATTCCGGCGCGGATGCTCTGCGGCTCTCGGCAAACATTGGTTGCACGGGCGGCATAGTCGTCAAACTCGGCCTTGCGGGTCGCAGCATCGGCGGGGCGGTCGGCGTAAAGGTCTGAATCTCTGTGCCGGTCGGCATACTGGCAAAGCAGCGAAAGCATCAGGCTGTTGTCTTTGTGCTTGGTGCAAAGCTGCTGAAACTGCACCTGATTCATGGGAAGATCCATTTCCAGAAGCTTCGCGTCATCGCTCAATTTAGAGCCGTCCAGCTCGTTCCATTTGTCCACGGCCTCGGAATGGCTGCGGCGGATATGCTCGATCTCCTGAATAGCCTCTGTATAAGCGGCGCTGCGCTGTGCCTTCAGCTCTTCGCGCTGCTGTTCTGCGGTGACGCGGGCGAGGGTTTCCATTTGCACCTGCTTGTTGATCTCACGTTCTTTTTCGTCCAGAACGGACAAGCTATCAATGTAGCTCTTAACAGTATCATAGATTTTTTTCTGGTAGTTCATGGTCAAAATTCCTTTCTCTTATAGGTCAATAATGATGGTAGGTGTATTCTGCGGCGCGTGCTGGTGGACAAAATGCAATGCTGTTACCTGTGTGGGGAAACTGCTGCGATTTTTGCCGTATTGCGCCGCCCAGGTGTCGTTTTCTTCAAGGATGACAAGGGCAACGCCTGACGGAGCAAGGCTGCGCTGATAGCGTTCGAGAGCTGCAAGACGTGATTTAACATCGGACATTCGGTTCATCTCCTTCCAGCTCCGGCAAGTCTAACCGCCCCAGTTCTACGGCTTCATCGATCATCTGATAAAGGGAGAGGGACAACGGGTCAACTCCTTCCACCGGATGAGGGTAAAGTACAATGCGCCGCCCGTCATGGGTGAATGCGCCGTGTTCCCGGAGATAATCAAAGGGATTTTGCTTCGTGTGGTACTCCGCGCCGCCCTCGACAATGAATACGGTTTCTTCGGCGGAACGGGATTTGAGAAATTCCCGCAAAGCTGTAATGCGAGCATCAACGGTTGCCATCGGTTTCGTCCCTCCATTTCTCCAATTCGCGCAATTGCTCCAAAACGTCCGTTTGTTCGGTCAGCTTCATAGCGCTTTCAATCGCAATCCGCGCCGCATTTGTTCTTGCCGCCGGTTGTGCGTCTGCGTCCTTCATGACCTCTTCCAGCGTATCAAGCGCCGGAGATAGTAAGCGCTGCGCCTGTCGCGTTGCATTTTCCGTCAGCTCTTGAAAAGCCGATCTATACGCCTCGCAAAACTCATTGTTTTGGAAATACGCCCGAAGTGTTCTTGATGTAAGGCCGCACTTCCGCGCCGCTTCTTCACGGGATGGGCTGGACAATAGCGCCGCTATCGCTTTCTGCTGATTCTGCGTCAGTGCCATTTTTTTCACACTCCTTTCTCGGAGAATTAAGGAATTTCGCGGAATATATGTCCATGAAATTTGCAAGGCTCATAGTCACGCGCCACGGCTCACGGCTGCGGCGATGGAACACAACAGGCATACCATCACCAAATCGCTTGCTGTCCGTCTCTGCCTGCTGTATCCACTCCGAAAGCCTGACTTGCTCGCAGCGTTTCACCTCGATATGGATACCGGGCAAGCCCACAAGGTCAGGTACTTCACCGAAGGACATAGACCCGCCGCGTTCCACGGTATAACCATACTCCCGAAGAATGGCGGCAAGTTCTCTTTCACCGTCTGCACCTTTGCGCTGTGATCTCTTCCCCATCAGTAAAGTTCCTCGTAGAATTTCATCTCGCGGATTCGACCGCTGAAAAAATGGTTTACATTTCGGTCGCAGTTGCGATATTTGGTTGCGAAATACCTGTCAATCAAGGCAGGGTATGCCTCCGGCTCAATATCAGCATATAGGCCGCCGCTGGATTCCCGGCTGATGAATGGCATATCCTGACAGGCGCGCACGATCTGGCTTGCTCTGATCGGCGGGTGCGGCCTGCCGGTATGTTCTTCGTACTTCTCGAAGTAGTAGCGAAACACGCTCAAAGATTCTTCGATGGTGTACGGGCTAACAGGGTAGACGCTCGCAGTTATTTGAGCAAACTTGTCAAAATCAAAAATCAATTTATCACTCCTTTGCAAAACAAGGGGGGGCGGGGCGCAGCCCCCTTATACTTTGTGAATATCGGAGATATTCCCTTTTACACTTCTGATTCTTGCTTAGTGCTTATTGCTTATTGCTTAGTGCTTCTCTATGCTACCCCATAGTCTGCTATAGGGAGGTATAGGGGGGGTATAGGGGGGGATAGGGGGGCTATTTATCCCCCCATCGCGTCTCTGCTCCCGCCCTTCCGTTTTCTACGGATTCTTGAAAGTCTCTCATGCTCTCGTCAATATATGGGCGAATCACGCAGAAAACCGTAAATGCGCCGGGGCTAAGCTGTGAGGAATCTATTTCCTCGCCGTCAAAGTACGCGAATGCGGTTTTCAGTCCTAATCCCGCGTCAGCGTCCGACACTGACGAAATAGCCGCCCTCTGGTGATATAGCATCTTCCACCACGTCGCACGCTTTTCCTTCTTCCTGTACGCCATTCGTTCAAGTCCTTTCCACGGCATCTGCCGCCAGTAAAATTTCTTTCGCTCTGTGTCGCATGGAGCGGACAAAGCGTGCTTTTTCTTCCTCGTTCGCAGGGAGATAATACCCGGTTGCATTATCACTGAGCACAGCTATTCCCGCGCGGCGCTCGGCGGCAATCATGGCGCGGATTGTTCGACCGTCAAGCCCGGTCATGCTCTCCAAGTTCCGGAGAGGTACGGCGTTCCCTTGCCCCCTGCAAAGCAGATCGGCAATTTTCAGTTGACGGTCAATCTCTGCCGTGTTAGACTTTAGACAGGAAATAGCTGCCCTGCCAAAAGCCGCTGTTCCTTCTGCCCGCTCCGTCGCTGCAACGATGGGGCGGGTGTTTTTGTTTTTGCTCACTCTGCTGCACCTCCATCCGCGTTGAACTTTCGGAGGAGCGCGGGGACATTGACGAGGTACACCGTGCCGGACATGATGTGCGGGATACTCCCATCTCTGCAACCTCGCCGCAAGAAATACTGCGACAGGCCGGTTGCTCGGCTGGCGGCGGGAATCTTCTGGAAGGGTGTTGCCGTCTCAACTTTTACTGTTTTCATTTGCGTTTGCGTCCTTTCTTACAATTTGCAGCAACTTGTTGACAATGAAGTAAAGCTTTGATACAATCAGATACAACAAGTTGTGCTTTCTGATTACAGAATAGCAGAGGACACAGCAAGATACAAGTAAAATTTTGCAATAATGGAAATTGAAAGCGATAATTGATTTTGGAGGTAGTTATGGGGCGCAAAAAAACACCGACTTCAACAATGAATGTGGCGGAAAAGCAGAACACAGACCTTGCAAAAAGGCTGGATAGTCTTATAACAGATGTAAATGCGCTGAAAAACTACTTGGGGATTTCAGCGCAAGCTATTAACCAGTACAGGCTTGGAATATCGCGCCCATCGCTGGAAAACCTTTGTAAAATCGCCGATTATTATCATGTGACAACTGATTATTTGCTTGGGCGGACAACATCGAGGTCGATTAAGGAGGATGTTTTGACAACGGTACAGACGGTAGGCCTGTCTGATTTGGCAGTTTACGCCCTTCAAAGTGATAGTAACAAAAAGAAGAATAGAGATATTTTTCTTATTGAGGACTTTCTAATCCGGGAACTTCATGTTTCTTTTTGGGCGCGATATATTCGCGATTGCGTAAGAAATATAGCACAGTTAGAAACTCTGCGGCCAAAATTAGGTGCTGACCTTGTTGAAGATGAGACTGAATACTATCGGTGGCGAGCCACACAGAGATTTGAAAAGAGCCTTGATGATGCAATTAAAGAGTTTTCTCCTCTTTATGCAGACGATTTGAAAATCGAGGATAGGCGGGCGTACCTTGCGGGGCGCAGGGCAGAGTTTGAAAAACGCCTTGAGCGCATCGTAAAAATGGAGGAAGAGGAGGCGAAAAAAAGTGCCGTCAATCAGACAAAGGGAGAATAAAGCCGGACAGATTTTCTATGAAATTCAGGTATCGCGCGGGCGCTCCCGCTCTCGCCTGACCTCTCGTTGGTATCCGCCGGAGGGATGGAGCCAAAAGGCCATTGACCGCGAACTTACAAAAGTAGCCGCCGAATTTGAGCGCCGCTGCGATAATGGCGAGGCTATCAGCAGAGCCGAACAAAAAGAAAAAGACCTCCTGCAAAAACAGGAGGCCGCGAAGATTCAGACCTTGCGCCAATATGGGGAACGGGTGTTTATGCCCGCAAAGGCCGTCACGATCAGCGAGAATAGCCGGAGCAGCTTTCAAGGCAATCTTGACCGCTGGATATATCCGGCGCTTGGTGAGATGAAAATGCCGGATATTACGGCGGCAAATATATCGGCGCTGCTGCTGGATATGCAGGCACAGGGAAAAGCACACGCAACCTGCATTAAGGTCTATACGGTGTTAAAGTCACTTTTCAAAATGGCGTATCTGTCTGACATTATCCCGAAAAATCCGATGGACAAGGTAGAGCGCCCAAAGCAAAGGAAAGACGAAGTACGAACGCAGGAGCCGGAGGCATACACAGTTGAGGAAGTCCAGCACATTCTTTCCTGCCTTGAGCGGGAGCCGTTGAAATGGCAGGCCATGATCCGGCTACTGGTAGATACGGGAATCCGCCGCGGCGAGTGTTGCGGCCTCCAATGGAAAGATGTTGATTTTAAGGAGAACACAATAGCCATCGCGGGGAATCTCTGCTACACGCCGCAAAAGGGTGTATATCTTGACACACCGAAAAACGGTAAGACGCGAACCATAGATGTTGACGCGGATGTGATTGTCCTTTTGCAGCAGTTAAGACAGCAACAGGCCAGCCACGCCCTGAGTGCATTTGTATTTACGCAGGACAACAGCCCAGAACCAATGCACCCGCAATCGCCTACTCGATACTTGAAGAAGTTTGCTGCCCGATACGGCATTGATGATCTGCACCCCCACAAGCTACGGCATAGCTTCGCCAGTATTGCTATCACCAACGGCGCGGATATTGCCAGCGTTTCGGAAAAACTGGGGCATAGTGACAAGGCCGTAACGCTTCGGATGTATACCCACGCAGATCAGGAAAGCATGAAACGCGCGAGCCAGATTTTCAGAGATGCACTAAAAAAGACGGCTCAATAAAAACCGCAACAAAACCGCAACCGTCACCAAAAAACCGCAACAGATAGAACGCGATAAGCTACAACAAGAAACAGCAGTGAAAACCGGAAAGCATAGTTGTATCAACGGTTTCAAGAAACAAGGTGCGACAAGCGGCAACAAGAAAAAACAGGCGATAAATATTTGGTAAGGATGAGGTCGGCAGTTCGAATCTGCCCAGCAGCTCCATAAAAAACCTTGAAATCGTAATGGTTTCGAGGTTTTTTCTTTTTCTGCGAAGGACCTCAAATGCTCTGATTTACGGGTTCTGCTAAAGATCATGCTAAACATCGTGCTAATCGAAAAAGTGTTTGCATAGAGTGTCATCTTATGCAGAGACCTTTAATAGCTGCATAAGTTTCGCTGCGAGGTCAGGATTCTCCTGAATTAGTTTCAAAATTTCGGCTGGGTCAAGAGTTGCTGCTGTCTCACTCTTTTTTTCAAGTGATGGATAAAAACTTGATTCAACCATCGAGGCAAGCTGCTGCTTTTCGGCTTCAAGCGCTTCATTGTAATGATGCATAAGTACTTCAGGGGATTGCCCAGCGTTAGCAGCGACAAGTTGATAATTGTTTTTCGTCAATCTGATTTTGTGCATCTGCCCTGACTTGCGTAGGCCCTGAAGATCAATTTGATCTGTGATATTCATTGTACTCTGCCATTCCTTAAAGGATTTGCAGAGATTATTTGGATCAACAGGGCGTCCATCGGGTTGACAAATCAGAAAACCGTTGTCCTGATATTCTGGACCAAGGAGTTCTTTCGCTTTGTTGATTTCCGCAATGCGCTCTTTGATTTCTTGAACCAATGGACGAGTTAGGTACTGTTTTCTCAAACTGCCCTCCGTCTTCGGCGTTTTTAGGACAAGGCGGCTTTTAGCGTTAGAAAACTGCTTTGGAAAAACTTTAGCTATTTTTTCTTTGGAAAGAGTTTTGAGGGACTCGTCAGAGACACGCTCGAGAATCTGGGATATCCACATGCTGCCTTCATTAAGGTTAATTGAGTTGATATCGATAGCAACAATTTCCCCCGCTCTGAGTGAACAAATAAAAGCGAGATGTACCGAGAGATGGAGAATGGGATCATTCTGAATTTGGTCGAGAATTTTTGAGATGTGCTCAGAAGACCAGGCTTTGCGCTTCTTGTAGTGCTCAGACGGACCTTTGGTGTTGGGAATTTCCGAGATATAGTTCCATCGTTTTGCTGTTTCAAAGCCAAGAGTAAGAATGTTATAGCACTTTTTTACGGTTCCAGAGCTCAGAGTCGGAATCTCCGAAGCACATTTGCCATAACTTTTGCTTCCACGACATGGTTTTTGAAAAAGATAGTCAATGAAGCCGTCAATAGCGCTGCTCGTAATAGAGCTCATGACCCAATCACCAAAGTAAGGGTAGATGTGTGTTTCCAGATTTTGACGATAGCTGTCGTAGGTCTTGGGCGAGAAGTTCCGTTTCCTTGCATAGATCGGCAAAAAGCGCTCCATGAATTCTCGGTAGGTCTTGCTCATATTGTCTTCATTTTCGATGGACGGAGGCTCGACAACAACTGCTACATTTTCTGCGGCGATTTTTTGAGCTGTTTTCTCAATGGCCTTTTTGCGGCGATACTCAGCAGCCTCATGAGTAATATCAGATGCCCTATTTTGAGTTTGGAGATAGTCGATGTATGCTTTGCGCTGTATCGCCTCCAACTCCGAGGAATAGGATTCCCATTGCTGTTTACGTTTTCCGTCAATCGTCTTATAGGTGTAGACGATGTTGTGAGATGTTCCACGAATAGTATATGTTGCCATAACGGTTCCTTTCTTGTTCGATGCTCTATGGCTGATCCAACGCATTGAACCAAGAATCAAAAGACTCTTTATGAATGCGCAGGCACCGCTTCCCAAGCCGAATGACCTTAAAATCAGCTGTGTGCTCGCAGAGGTAATAGGTCTTGCGGAGACTAATCCCAAGGATTTTAGAGACCTGTTCGACGGTGTAGGTACGTTGAACATTGTTGCTGCAAATTTGGTCAGACAAGGTAATACCTCCTATTGCAGCTTGGAAACCGTTATAGAATGCAATAGTGCCTCCTTTCCTAATTGTTTAGCAGGGTAGGCACATTATACACTCCATAATAGCGGTTGCCAAGCATAAAATTCTTGTAGAGTTGTGATTTCATTTCTGGACCATTTCCTGCGCCCTCGATTCAGGCCGCGTATTTGCAGGCTGCCGCTATGCAGCACTTCCTCGGCAGGTACGCAAGAGCATACTGTCAGCCAATCCTGTATAACTTCCAGACGAATCTATGTGGCCGCGCTATTCTATGCGGTGTTTTCAAGGTTCAAGGCATATCTATTAGCCGTTCACACAATAAATACGGAGAAACATAGACAAATTTTGCAAGTTACAGAAAAAGTTAATAGATAAGCCCTCGTAAAACGTAGTCGTTTTACGAGGGCTTAATATTTGTCCAATAAAATTCTATCACTGCAAAGAAAAAATATCAGCTATCCTGTCCCAAAATACACCTCGCTGTCGTATTTAAGAGAATGAAGGGAGGTGAGATTAGTGAAAAAGCGTTTCTTTTGCATGTCTCTTATTCTGGTGATGCTTCTTTCTGTTTCGGCACATGCGATCCAAAGCCGCAGCATTACCTCGGTGCCCCACCTGAGCTTCGATGGGAATAACGCCTCATGTGTAATTCAGATTGTCGGCGATAAGATGACAGATGAGATTTCGGCGACGATGGAACTCCGGTGTGGCAGCGATTTGATCGCAAGCTGGAACGGAAGCGGATCTGGCATTTTGAAGATGACAAAAAGTGCGGCAGTCAAAAAGGGAAAAACCTATACCATGGTTGTCAATTTTTCCGTGAATGGAATAGAGCAATCCCCGGTTACTATCAGTGCCACAAATGGCTAAAAGATGAATAGTAAAGGGGCTCCAGTTAACGCCTGATAACTTAATATATTTCAATGCCTTACCGAATATTACAGGAAGCGCTAATACCCTCCTTTATACTACCGCCAGTATTAACCAGTCAATTCTCAACGATATTCAGTCGTGCAATGGCAGAGTGATGGTTTTGAACACTATCAGCTATATTGATAACGCCGCGCACCCCGCTGTGATGGGATGGCCCACTACCAGCATTCCGGTCCCCTACAACGCTACTGAAATTGTTTCTCGAGTCAATTAATGGAAAGAAGATGGATTGTATTATGAAAAAAATCAAAAGAGCATATATACTGCTGTTTGTATGCGTCATGACAGTTTGCTTTTCTGGATGTCAAAATCAGTCTGATGTCTCCTCTGAAGATGTAGAAAACTCATTGTTCATGGAATGGTGTAGCCGGTTTCGTGCTTCGAATGAGCCCTTAATTCTGATTACTTTCCCTGATGGGACGTCAACCTCACTTGTAGGTGAGAACGCTGTTACTGCGGCATCGGATATGGAGAAGGCGCTTACGGCGCTTACTGCGGATGATTTTTCTGTTCTGCAAGATTGTTCTGCATCCACAGATGCTCCTTACATTATCGTCTCCGACAATTTAACCGAATATAAGTTTTCACCTACCGATAATGGCGTTATTGTAACAGGAACCCCTGATACACGGGAGGATTTTTTGAGTGAGGATGAATTATTGGTTATAAACGACACTGACTTCGCTAAAGTGGTAGATGGCCTCTTGAGCGATGAATAGTGTCATATATTAGCCGTAAAGACTATGGCTTCGGCTGCTTTTGTGATTGGGCTAATACATACCTGATAAACCCTTGCCATTCTGGAAAAATGGAATGGCAAGGGTTACTTCTGAAAAGCTTAATCAACCTTATTTCCGGTGCTGACAGGCACTACAATTACTGGACACCTTTTTCCCGCTTTGTTATAATACCAACATAACAGGTAGGGAGCCAAGACTATGCTGATTTATCTTCAAACGATCGAGACAGAAGAAGACAAGAGCAAATTCGAAGACATATACCGGGAATACCGTGGGCTTATGTACTATGTCGCCTATAAGCGTTTGCACCATGAACAGGATGCGGAGGACGCAGTACATTACGCTTTTATGAAAATAGCTGAAAATATCAAAATAATTGATCCGGTGAGTCCAAAAACAAAGCAGCTCGTCGTAACTATAGTTGACAACAGAGTGACTGATATGCTGCGAATGAATGGCCGCCATCCCACTGCGGAATATAACGATGAAATTCTTAATCAACTGAGTGCAGAACTTCACACAGATGATTTGCTAACAGAGGCTATTCTTAAGTTGCCGGAGCAGCAACGTCATGTTATCTGGTTGAAATATTATCATGGCTACAATTTGCGTGAAATTTCAAAGATGTTGGGAATTACGTTATCTTGGGCGCAGAAAATCGATCAGAGAGCGAAAAAGCAACTCGAGATACTGTACAAAGAAGGAGGCGGCGAATTTTGATCACTGATGAGCGACTACGCGCGGCTGCTGAAAAATCCAGCAACTTATATCTGCGTTATATGGAAGAAGGTTACGACGCGATTCGTCCTCATGAGTTTTCTGAACCGTTTGAAAGAAAAATCAGAAAGCTGAAAAAGCGCGCAGATCATCCTTATTTCTATAAAATGATGCACAAAGTTGCCGTTATTATACTTGCAGTCCTCATTGGCGGAAGTGCTTGGCTGGCCGTCGATACAGAGGCTAGAGCATCTTTTTTTGGATGGGTCAAAGAGGTGTACGAAGAGCTGTTTATATATCATTTTGAGGATGGGCGTACCAGCAATGAAGGAAAGAATAACTACTATTTAACTTGGATCCCCGAAGGATATACACAGATATTAGAAGATAGTGTAGGAAATACTTCGTCGGTCATTTATATGAATGACGAGGGTGAGATACTGAAATTCTATTATGCAAGTCCGCCAGATGAGACATTCTGGCAAATCGAGTCAACAAATACTGCCGTTGAAAAGGTAACCGTAGATGGCTGCACTGCCGACATTTTGATCAGCGATGACGCTGCTATCGGTAACACAATCGTATGGATGACTGCTGACAACGCTGGATTTTTCATATCCGGATTCTTCACTGCCAAAGATCTGGTTAGGTTAGCAGAAAGTGTTTGCGAAAAATAAATAGCCGTTGTGTCCAAAAACTCCCTCCCTTGTCGTATTTAGTTTTATGAGAGGGGAGGGATGTTTTAGTAGGAAATACAGCGGTAGTAAACTAATTGGTACCCAAAAGGAAGATATTACATTTATGCAGGATTTGCTCGATATGACCTCTGGTGCATTTGTAACGGTCGTTATCGCTGCACTCGGATTTAATCCTCTTGGAGCTTTTGCGGCAGGAGTACTTTTAGGAAAGATTTGCAATATTGGCGGGACGGTGCACCCAGATGGTATCCACGCTATTTCTGTAAGAGTCCTTTCGTATCAGCGCCCCAGCGGTCCGGGGGTTATCGGGTACGGGACGGTAACATAGTTGTACACAAAATGGTATGCAAGCGCCAATCAGCAGAACTATATTGAAGACGCTGATACGGTTGTGTATCGCTGTATGAATGGATAATAACATGGAAAAATTACCTAAGAATATCACACAGTATGTGATAAGCCTTGCACTATTTTTGACCGTTATGATTTTACTTCCAGTCAAGGCATATCCAAAGCACTGGAGCGATTTGCTTTTTATTGCTTTTGGATTTGCATTTTTTGCGCTCCGAGCGGTAGAAGAAAAGAAAAAATCTGCGTGGTTTGATTTATGCTGTGTTGGGGCACTTCTATTACAAGCGTTACAATGCCGATGTATTTACCGGAGTAAACTGCAGGACTGCTGCCGTTTTTCAGTTCCACTCCGCCGCGCTGCGCCGCCTGAACAAAGTCGGCTGCC